TTTAAAACATTTGCATCTGATATGTTCAATAAAATTAGAGGACGTTTTACCGACGTTACCATTGGTGACGAAAATGGTAATGTAACAAATATACCTGAGGATGCAAGGTTTTTTGAGTTCAGTTACAACGCTCAAGGCAATGAATTGGGCAAAGTAAGTGTATCGTTAGACGAAGAAAATGGCGTAACAGTAATTGTTGCAAAAGATTTAGTGTTAAATCAAGTAGAAGCAATACAAGATGATTGGTATAATTTTTTAAAAGAATTAAGATATTTTGCCAAAAAACGGTTGCTTAAATTTGACGTTAGAGATATTAACAAATCAAACCTAGACAAAAGAGATTATGAATACTTAGCGCAAAATCGCCCCGGAGAAAATACAATGTCAGAATCTAAAATGTATGGTAACGAAACAAGAAGTTATCAAAAAATTGGAAAGGCAAGAATAGCAATCAAGCATTCTGCTCCAATCAATGTAGAAAGTTCTAATAGCAGAACCAGCAAAATTGGCTCAATTTATATTGAATCACCAACAGGTGAAAGATTTAAATATCCATACAAGCATTTAGCTGGTGCAAGAGCAATGGCATTACATGTAAACGAAGGCGGTCATATGTATGACGACTTTGGCAAATACATCTCCGGTTTGTCAGAAGAAATGTCTAAATTGCGCAAGTTTAGCCAATACATGAATCGCAGTAGTGTAATGGCAGAAACATTAGAAGGCTACACAGATATTGTAAAAGGGCGTATCAAAGAAGTAAGACAAGAAATACAAAACTTACAAAAACCAGGCTATTACAAAGAAGCAAGTGAAAACTATGAAGTTGCTGTCATGGAAGAAGTTCCAACCGATGTATCTGATGCATGGGTTGATCAACTTACTATCAAGCAGTTTAACGAAGAATTAAAAGATGTGTTTCCATACATTTATAATTTAGTAGGCACAAGCGTAGTAGAAACAATTGACTTAGATGATATATTAGACGAAGGCTATATGAAAGGCTATAAAGAATATCATTGTAAAGACTGCGGATGCCAAATGCACAACTGTAAACCAGGATGTGATTGTTCACATGATTCTCATGACGAAACTGGTTCGTGGTGGAGAGACGCAGACGGCAATGGTGTTCCTGATGCATTTGAATCAACAAACAAAGTTGACTACAATAGAATTGTAGAATTAGCAATTGATAAACTAATGGGTCAGTTTGCTGAAGAAGTAAACGAAGCAAAAGCAAAACCAGGGTATTGCTCAGACGATTGCTGTGGTGCAGACGTAAAAGCAGAAGATTGCACATGTGCTCCAACATGCGAACACTGTGATTGTAATAAAGATAAAAAAGAATCAGACGATGATACAATGGATGTCAAAGTAGGCCCACAAGGCATGGAACCAATGGATCAACCTCAACAACCAGAATTACCAATTGGAGAGTTCATTCTATCTTACTTTGATAGAGAAAACGGAACATTTCCTAAAGGCGAAACAGCAGTATTAACCATGGTAGAAAAGCAATACGGCGAGCAATATGTTGAACCGGCTGCTAAATTTATGAAAAAAGTAGAAACTACTATAGCACACAAAAAGGCTGAAGAAACGGCAAACAGCCGCTATCCAGAAACTGAACTGGCTAAACAAGGCGAAATTGGCGAACGTTCACAATTTGAATTATACAGAAATAGCATCGTATTGTATGATCCAACTACAATGGAAGTGAAAAGAACATATCCATTAGGTCATGGTAAACGAGCAAGCGCAGACGCAGAAAAATTAGACTTAATTGCTACTGACGGTGCTAGGTATATGGAACTTGTCAGAGACAAAAAACGTATGGCAGCACAAGACACTGAAAAATCAGCAGAGCTACCAAAAGCACAAGAACCAAAAAAACCAGGCGCACTAGATAGATTAAAATCGTTAGCCGGTTTAAGTTAATCGGCTAACTTTTTGATATTATTGTCAAAAAAACACTTGACAATGATAAATAGATTGTGTAGTATAACTATTATGTGCTACACACTTAGGCACAAATGCATAGGCAATTATAAGGAGGCATAACTATGGCATCATTAGCTGAAATTAGAGCAAAACTAAAAGAACAAGAGAACCGTGCATCAGGCACAAGTTCAAGCGGCGGCGACAACGCAATTTACCCATTTTGGAATATGAAAGAAGGCGACACTGCAACGTTGCGTTTCTTGCCTGATGGCGATGCATCAAACACTTTCTTTTGGAAAGAACGTTTGATGATCAAACTTCCATTTGCGGGTGTAAAAGGCGATACAAGTTCACGCCCAGTTCAAGTGCAAGTTCCATGTATGGAAATGTATGGTGAATCTTGCCCAATCCTACAAGAGGTGCGTGGTTGGTTCAAAGATCCAAGTCTTGAAGACATGGGTCGTAAGTATTGGAAAAAGCGTTCTTACATCTTCCAAGGTTTTGTTGTAGATGATCCATTAAAAGAAGATTCTCAACCAGAGAATCCCATTCGTAGATTCATCATTGGTCCACAAATTTTCCAATTAATCAAAGCAGCACTAATGGATCCTGATATGGAAGAACTACCAACAGATTATACTGCTGGTGTAGATTTCCGTTTGTCAAAAGGAACCAAAGGCGGTTATGCAGATTATGGCGCAAGTAATTGGGCACGTAGAGAGCGTCCACTAGGTGATGCAGAGATGGCAGCAGTAAACACACACGGTCTGTTTAATCTAAACGACTTCCTTCCTAAAAAACCAGGCGAAGTTGAGCTTAAAGTTCTTACTGAAATGTTTGAAGCAAGTGTCGACGGTGAAGTATATGATCCAGATCGTTGGAGCAATTATTTCCGTCCTAGCGGAATGGCTGCACGAACAGGTGACCCAGTAGCACAAGCACCAGCAGCACCAACACCTTCTCCAGTAGAAGATGACATTCCTTTTAAGTCAACTGAAGAAGCAGCAGCAGAAGCAGCACCTGCTCCAGCAGCAGCACCTGCTGAATCTGCAGGCGGCGCAAGCGACATTCTTGCAATGATCAGAGCACGTCAAAATCAGTAAAAACAACGCTGTAGGCTTGTTTTTTAGTAAACAAGTCTACAGCCTTTACGCTTTTTAGGAGGTATGTATGGCTACAAAATCTTTTGATCCTAGTAAGTTTAGGACACAACTTACAAAGAGTATCACTGGTATGAGTGCAGGCTTTAATGATCCAACAGATTGGATCAGCACAGGTTCTTATGCACTTAACTATTTAATTAGTGGAGACTTTAAAAAAGGTATTCCACTAGGTAAAGTGTCTGTTTTTGCAGGAGAAAGTGGCGCAGGTAAAAGTTACTTTTGTTCTGGAAATATTGTAAAACATGCACAAGATCAAGGTATTTTTGTTGTTCTTATTGACAGCGAAAATGCATTAGACGAAGCATGGTTGCAAGCTCTTGATGTAGATACATCTGAGAGCAAACTACTTAAACTAAACATGTCAATGATCGATGACGTTGCTAAAACAGTATCAACATTTATGGCAGATTACAAAAGCATGGATGAAGACGATCGTCCTAAAGTATTATTTGTTATTGATAGTTTAGGTATGTTGTTGACACCTACTGATGTTGATCAGTTTAGCAAAGGTGACATGAAAGGTGACATGGGTAGAAAGCCCAAGGCACTTACTGCATTAGTCCGTAATTGTGTAAACATGTTTGGTTCACACAACGTTGGACTAGTTGCAACTAACCATACATATGCATCGCAAGATATGTTTGATCCGGATGATAAGATTTCAGGCGGTCAAGGCTTTATCTATGCTTCTAGTATTGTTGTTGCCATGAAGAAGCTAAAATTAAAAGAAGATGCAGATGGTAATAAAACTAGCACAGTCAACGGTATTCGTGCAGGGTGTAAAGTTATGAAAACACGTTACGCTAAACCGTTTGAAGGTGTGCAAGTAAAAATTCCTTATGAAACAGGAATGGATCCATATAGTGGACTTTTTGATTTGTTTGAAGCAAAAGGTCTATTAGAAAAACAAGGTAATCGCTACAAGTATATTGATAGCGCCGGAGAAGAAACACTAGAATATCGCAAGAACTGGACAGGTGAACTACTCGAAATGGTCATGGCAGATATGCCGCAAAAAGAAGCACAGATGGTAAATACCGACAATGCAATCGAAGAAGTTGTAGACCATGACGAGGAGCCTGTAGTCAATGAATGAAGATCAAATAGTTGATGTTTGGAACTTGTTTAAAAATTATTTAGACAAAAAACAAATCGATATTGTAGCAGAAAAATTTATTGATATGTTAGCAGACTATGGTGTTGATGATTTAACATTAAAAGAATGCTTAGGCACAGATAAAATTTTAGATGCCGCAATACAATACTATTTAGAAGATGACAGCGATGTTGACTATGATGATGACTACGAATGGGATGAATAATGGGATGGTATTCTGAAGTATCAAGAAACATTGGCAAAATTCCTTCTGCAATACAACACTTTGAAACTGAATTAGATTTAGCAAGAAAAGAATGTAAGTTAGTAGGTAATGTTGAAAAAGCAGCAGCTGAAATGCCAGGTATTGTTGAACATCGTTTCAATCAACTTCAAGAAATTGAAGCAATTCTAAACTATTTAAATATAGAGCTACGCAGATTGCGTAGCTCTTATTTTAAAAAATATCTTGAAAACTATCAACGTGCATTAAGCAGTCGCGATGTAGAACGCTACGTAGACGGAGAAGCTGACGTTGTTGATTATGAAAAGATTATAAACGAATTTGCATTATTACGTAATAAATGGTTAGGCGTTTTAAAAGCTCTTGATCAAAAGCAATGGCAGATAACTAATGTTGTAAAATTACGTGTAGCAGGAATGGAAGACGCAACATTATAATGGCACATAGTAAAGAATATTTAAAAGAACTTGAAAAGTTACATAGTAAGTCTAATTTTGGAAGTGGTAAAGAAATACCAAAACCTGTTGTAGAATTACTTGACTCAGGCGAAATACAAAGTATGTTAGACTTTGGTAGTGGTAAAGGTCTAACATCATTAACAATAAAAGAAAAATATCCACATATTAAATTATACACATATGATCCAGTAACAAGTCCTATACAGTTGCCAGATCAAGTTGATTTAATATATAGTAGCGATGTTTTAGAGCATATAGAACCCGACTTATTAGAAGCTACATTAAAAGATCTTTTTGCAAGAGCACAAAAATATCAATATCATCTAATTGCTTGTCATCC